CGGCTGCGCGAAGCCTGGGATCTGTACGACTTCATCGAAACCACGTTCTTAGAGCAACGTGCCTTCCGGACGGATTACGATCCTGCGAGCTGTTACCCGCAAAACTCAATTGTCTGGGATCCCTGCACCCAGCAGTACTACCAGGCGCTTGTGATGACCACAGGCGCGCCTTTAACAAACACGGCAATCTGGAAGCCTAATCCAGATGTTTCCCCTCGATATATCCCCTGGCAGGCACCGAACAAGACACCGATAGGGACCGCCTTCGGCGCCTGGAACAAGAATCCCTACGAGGATCCGCACAAGATCCGGCAACAATTCTTGGTCAGCGCCCGCGGGCTTGAATTCACCGCGACAAGCAATGCGGCATTCGTCTGGTTGCTCTTCCGGATCCCCTATCCTGGCATCGGTCGCTCAGAATGGCTGCCAACTTCGGCTTATAACCTTGGCGATGCGGCGATCGATGGAACCGATACCTACATCTCGAGCATCGACTCTAACCTCGGCAAGCAGCCAAGCCTATCGCCGGATTCCTGGACCCGGTTTCGAATCCCGTACCCGATGACCAGGTTCGTGACCGAGGCTGCATTTAGCGACACGCTGATCGTAGAGGGGCAGAACGAGAAAGCACCCGAGATTCTCAACAATGCCTACGGAAGGCTTGCGCAGGCTTTTGATCAACAACAACTCCAGCAAGGTCAGCGAGACAACTGGCAAGGCTATTCTCGATAGGAGCTTAAAATGCCGCTCACCAAGAAGGGCAAGAAAATCAAGCGGGCGATGCAGGAGCAGTACGGCAAGAAGAAAGGCGAACAGGTCTTCTATGCATCGCAGAACAAAGGGAACATCACCGGCACACACAAAGAACCCAAACAAAAGCGAGGGTTGATGAATTAGCAATGAATGACCTAACGGAGATCGATTCAGTTGCAGGTTGCAAAATTTATTCGATCAAAGGCGAACCGAACAGCTTCGTTTATAAAGCGGGCATGATGATCGATTGCGATGGAAGCCCTAATGGCTATGGACCGGATAACACTGGGATGGACTATACCGCAAACGGTGGCGATGACCAGGGTGGGGACTGGTGGGGCGGGCCAACTGACTCGAGCGGCAAACCGATTGTCCAAAAGATTTACGAACCTTCACCGGGAATGTACGTGAGCGGGACCAGCCACGTTGATCCCGCCTACAGCGATGACAGCCAATATCGTTATATTGATCCTGAAAGCATTCCTTTTATTGTGCTTCCTGGCTCCCATTCCAACGGAGCCAAGCTCGGCGACGTGTGTCTGTGCTACAACACCAAAACGGGCGACAATTGTTACGGGATTTATGCTGATGTCGGGCCATCGAACAAGATCGGCGAGGCCTCGTGCCGGATGGCTACGGCACTTAAGATTAATTCCAACCCGAAGACTGGCGGCACTGAATCGCGAATTGTCGTTTATCTGGTGTTTCCAGGATCGGTAAACAAATGGCTACCGCCCAAAGTCTGGTGGGACACGGCAAACACGCTCACCAAAGCCTGGGGCGGCCTGGCTCGGTTAAAACAAATCGCCGCGGAAATTTAAAACCTATGCCTCCACAACAACCACTCCATGAACAGTCCGAGCAACTAGGCCAAGCCTACGTTGCCGAAATCACCGTCATCGTTCCACCCAACGTGAAAGTAAACATCCAACAAAGGAGCACCAATGCCACCCCAGAAACCGAAACATGACAGTCCTGATAATCCGCGAGTCTACGGCAAACCAACCGTACCTAAGCGCGACAATTTGCCGATAAGCGAGGAGGTCAGCACAGACACGCGTCCGGACGAACCAAGTCCTTATACTGGAAGAACGTGATCACCCTTATTATCCATATTCTCGTCGCGGCGATCATTGTCGGGCTGCTCTTGTGGCTACTCACGCAGATCCCATTCTTTGCGCCGTACGCCCAGATCGTGCGCGTGGTCGTGCTGGTGCTGTTTGTAATCTGGCTCATTTTGCAATTAGTGCCGCTTTTGGGAGTTCACTAAGATGGCACGCTGGGCAAAGCCGAAGCCGCTCGATGAGATTCAGCATCCTAACGGAGACGCGACTTTCGTTGGCATGGATATGAAGAGCAAGGATCCAGCTTCGATTAAGCCCGGGTTCTATCGCGAGGGTTACAACTGCCGAGTCGAGAACGGTGGATTGGAAACGCGGCTTGGATCACTTTGCCCAGGCGCTTTAAATGCGGTCAGTTACAACACCATTTTCGGGACCGGCCTTTTCTCTAACCCGAATGGCTTAGAATGGCTGGCAGTCGCCACCACAAGCGGTGTCTGGTTTGTCCGAGATGGCGAGTATCCGCGGTTCGTTCCCTTGTCGGAACAGATCCAGGAGTCGGTCGAATTCTCGCAATCTTTTGACGTGTTTTTCTTGTGGCGCGGCCCGCTGAAAGTTCCGCTTCGTTGGCACGGAGACTGGGCCGTTTACTGGCAAACGTTCCCGCCGCCAACCGGCGGCCGAACCACCGTGCCTAACGCCTATTACGCTGAGAACGCAGCCAATCGGATGCTGGTGCCATATGGCAAGGATCGGATCGCAGTTTCCGATATTGCCGATTACGTCGAGTACGACTGGGTCCTTGACGATTTCCAAATTAATCAGGGTGAATCAGACGACCTGGTGCGTGTGTTCCCGTGGCAGCAAAGCCAAATTATCTGTTTTAAACGGCACTCGATTTTTCGGGTGACCGGTGTGATGGGCGATCTCACAAGTGCAAGCTTGGCCAAGCTACCCGGTTCTTTAGGCTTGGTCGGAAGGCGGGCGGTGGTGGATATCGGTGGCGACATCTATTTCATGAGCCAGTCTGGAGTCTTCAGGATCAGCCAGATCTTCCAAGATACGCCGCAGCCGGACGATGTGCCGATCAGTGATTTCATCAAACCTGTCATCGATTCGATCAACTGGAATGCCGCGAATCTAATCAGAGCTGAATATCGTCGCGACCGGCTGTACTTCGCGGTGCCCTTGAAAAACGCAGTCCGCAATAACGCTCTGATCGTTTACAACATCGTGAGCAGTTTTTGGGAATCGATCGACACCTTTGGAGATCCAGACTTCCGGATCGATGACCTGATCAAAATGGATTATAACGGCGAGCGCAGGCTCTACGCTATTGATCGCGTCAAAGGAATCATCCTCTTGCTTGAGCAGGGCAAAACGGACCTGATGGGCCCTACGCACGACTTCGAACACCAGATCGCTACGGCTGTAATGTTGCGCGGTTATGGCGGCTCGGGGAACAGGAATTTCTTTAAGCGCATGGAACTGGACTGCGCGAGCTGGAACCCGAAGTTCACCATTAAGGCTTATCCAGATGGCAACAACGCCAAGGTGCTCGTCAGCGACAAGGAAAAAAACCGCACGAAGTACAAGACTTGGAACACGCCGCTCTGGAACCCGCTCAATTCTAACGACGATCATGCTAATGGTAGGCGCCTGGATTACTCCGTCGAGCTGCCCTTGATGCTTGGCTATCAGGGAGTGCAACTCGAGCGGCTGCAGAATGAAACCGAGCGCTACAACATCGGGCTCAAATCCAGGTACGTTCAGATGAAAATTGAGAACACCCAAGGCGCCGTCAATATTCGGCAAGTGTCTCTGGAAGCCTACGAAGACCAGAGAGAACCGCATCCGCAGACCTGATTTATGGGCGATCTAGTCGTCAAACCATCCTACGTTCTCGGCCCGCGAGATGTTCTCACGGTCGATAAAATTAACCTAATGGCAACGCCGGTCGTCGAGTTGGCGCTCGAGGATCCGGTCAACGATCAGAACTTTTTCCGGAACGGTAATTTCTACTCCTCATTCTGGAAAACGCCTGCAGGTGTCAATTGTCCGGATGGAGTCTGGACAACAAACGCGAGCTACTGGATTTGCAAGCCGATCGGTGGCGCCGTCACATTTCTGGAATCCACCATGGTACCTGATGTGTTCAGCCTTTTCAGTTCCGAGATCAAAGGCAACGCGAATGTTGGGGTGGTCGAGTATGGGCAGCAGATCAACGGCGATCTCTCAGCAACGCTGCGCCGAAAATGCACCTCCAGCGGTTATTGCTACAACTCCACAGGTTTAACGATATCGCCAACGCTCAATATCTACACCTGCAACGCGTTCAACAATTTCAACTCAGTCACACTCCAGAAGACAGTCAATCTACAGAGTTGCGCCAATGCGAGTTGGACCTACATGACGGCAACTCTCGATCTGTCCACGCTTGCGAATGTTGCCAACGGGCTTTTAATCACGATTCTGCTGCCGGCTAGTTCCCTTAACGATCCAACCAAGAACGTCCTGTTCGCTCGGCTTAAATTCCAGATCGGCGAAATCGCAACGGAATTCGTGGATGACACCAGCCTCTTCGTTACATCACC